TGTTAGTCTATTAAGCACTGTATTATTAAAGCGTTTATTTCTTTCTTCTTTCCATATGTTTATAAACTCTTGTTGTAGTTCTTTCTCTATAGGTTTTAAATTACTCCAATCAAAGTATTTTAAATCAAACTGCTCATACAAAAACCCTTCTTTATTAGTTATATTTATAATATTATTATTGGGTGCAGATTTTGCACTACCTTTGTGCAAATTTTGCACTACCCCCTGTGCAGATTTTGCACTACCTAAGTGGTGTAATTTTTGCACTACCTCTAAATTAACATTATACTTATTAGGTTCGTTTTGGTTTTTTTGAACTTCTTTGTTTATTAACCCTTTTTTAGTTAAACTATCTAATGAATTTATAACTGTTCTTCTGCTAGCTCCTGTTATTTGTTCTAAATAACTAATAGATCCATAATACTTACTATTACCATCTTTTGAAAAAGAATAAATTAATGCAAATATTATTAACTCATGGCTCTTTATATTTAATTTGTTAATAAACCAATCATGTATTATAAAACTTGTACTCATATTGTGTAAACTAATAAAGCCTTGTAACGTCATCGGCATCCACTCCGAATCAGCTACAAGGCTTTGAATGTTTTTATGTTAGTTATCTTTAGTGGATGACAATAACTATATGCAAATATAACTATTATTATAATATCAAACAAATTTAAACCTTATTTCTTATCTTTAATCCTAAATCAAAATCATTAGGAGTATCTTTTGCTAACTCTTTAAAAACTATTTTTGTGGCTTTTATAGTGTCTTTTATTAACTCTTCTTGTTCTATTGTTGGATTATCTGTTCCAGTCCAACCAAACTCACTTCTTAATATTGCTTTTACTTTTAAATAATCTTTCATTTTCTATTTAATTATATATTCTACAATCCACTCTCCTACTTTTGCTCCAGCTAATCCATACATTATACAATCTATGATTAACATTAATATTTCTTTTTTCTTCATAACTGTTAATCTTGTTTTAACCTCCAGTAGTATTCTGGTCTATTATACAATCCTTTAGGTTTTTGTCTTTTAGTTTTCTCTAATACTCCATCATTTGTTAAATCTGTTATAGCACGTCTAACACTTGTTATAGGTGTACTAATATCATATAATTTAACCCATATTTCAGATGGTGTAAACATTCTTTTATGATTTCTAAAATACTTTTTTATCTCGTCGTATTGAGTTAAAGCTTTTTTAATATTGTTCTTTAATTCTTTTCCTTGTTGGTTTGTTGTGTTATAGTACATAATTAATTCATGTAATAGTTAAAAAATATATTTCTATAGTATAATGTTATACATTGATTCTCTTTTAATTTATCTGAAACATAAGGATTATTTAATAGTATTGCTTTCATAATTGTTTTATCTTTTGTTTGTAATATTCTCTTAATTCTTTTAGTTCTTCTCTATCCCATTTATGAGATTTCTTTTTACTGTTTTCTGCTTGTTTTTTTAATAAGTTAAAATTGTTTAACCCTATTCTACCTGGTAAGTTAATAGAATACTCGTTTAAATTACCTTCATTCATTCTATTACATTGGATACATTGCCCATGTATATTGTTTTCATCAAATTTTAAATCACTATACAATTCTGCTTTATAATAATGCCCTGCATCAAAATCTGATTTATAAGGTATTCCACAACTTATACAAGGTTTATCTTTATCTCTTAACCTAATGTATTTATGACAATATGTTTTAACTTGATTTAAAAGAGTTGTAATAGACTTTCTTTGATTAGCTTGTTGTTCAGCTTCTTTTAGTTGTTTTTCTGCTTCTAAACGTGGTTTTTGTACTTTTAATATTGTTCTTTTTATCTTTTGTTTACCCTCTTCTGTAGTTGTTAACCAAGTTTTATAACAATTTCTACATAAACCATACTTTCTAGTTTCTGCGGTAACTAAGTCACCGCATCCACTAAAACCATAAGCTAAATTTTGTCCTTTACATTTCTTTTTTTTAATCATATATTAAAATGGAGGTTCGTTTTGGTCTTGATAAAAAGATGCAGGAGCATCAAAATCATTATTTTGGTTTTGCTGATTATTAGATTGAGTTTTACTACTGCCACAAAAATCAAAATCATTTGCAATAATGCTAGTGTACCATTTTTCATTGTGTTGATTATATTCTAACCTACCCATTACTACAACTTCATCACCTTTTTTAAGGTACTTATGTAGTATCTCTCCTAGTTTACCAAAAGCTGTTATATTATGCCAGTTAGTATTTTCTACTTTTTCTCCTGTAGACTTTTTATAACCATCATCTGTAGCAATTGAAAACTTTACTACGTTATTATTTAGTTCTGGTTCTTTTCCTAATCTACCTTTTAATGTTACTTTGTTAATGCTCATTATTATAAATATTTGTTGTTTTTAATTTCGTATTCTACTTGGTTTAAAAAATCTATATCATCAGGAGATGGTAAATATATTCCTGCTTCTTTACTACTCCAATTCCTAAACCTTTCTATTGTTAAAGTCATTTCTTTTGAGTCTAAATCTTTAGAGCTTCTTAAATCTTTAACTGTTCCTAACCTACCTTTTACTTCTATTTCATATGTTTCTTTGTTTATTAGTTTCTTGTATAATTCTCTTTTTGTATAATCTAAAGTATAACCAGTTTCTATACTAAACCAACCTAAAACTAAATGCAAATACCTATTTTGATTATAACTTCTTTTAGGTTTCTTTTCTGTTAATTCAAATTTACAAGGTTTAGATAATAACTGTTTTAATCGTTCTTCTGCTTTTACTTTATGTATAGGGTTTTGAGAATCGTAAATCATGTTATAAATATTTTTTTTCCTCCTCTATTAATTTTAAAAAATCTTTTAATCTAGTTTCAATCATCTTAAACTCATTTTTAAAATCATCTTTATTTAACATATTAATAAAAAGTTTTTTGTTATCTGTGTAGTTATATCCGTAACTTACAAAATCTATCCATTCTAAATCACATAACCACATATTACCTATTAATTGCCATTTATAAGAAGGATCAAAACTATTTCTTTTTATAGTTTTTCTATGTGTCCAATCTATAACAGATTTTATCTCTATGCCTCCTTTAAACTCATTTACTAAACCATCTGGAGAACCTCCAAAATTATAATTTTCATGTTTACAAAAACCACCATTAGAAACATTATAAAAAGTTTTTAACTCATACTCACTTCTAGCTACTGGTTCATATACATGACCTAACTCCATGTATTTATTATTATAACTTTCTTCCTGTTCTATTTCTCCTGTTACCTGTTCTTTTGCTAATCTAAAAGCATATTTTTTAGCAGGTTCTCCAAAAGATTTACCATAATTAGCCATTATAATACCTAATTTTGATGATGTTGGAACACCTTTTCTTAAATCAAACCATTCATCTGTATTTTGCTCTACGTCTTTAAATATCATTTTTTAATAGTTTTAGATTTTCTTCTGATATAATAAACACTTTTTTTACACCTTCTCCTCTACCTTCTTTAAATGCTTTTTTTGCTTCTTCCCATCTTTTATGGGTTGGTGTTAATTCTGGTTTCTGAACTATAGGTTGTTTAGGTCTTATCCTAACACCTCCAACCACATCACCTTTCATTTTAACACTTCTATCAATATACAACTCAACTATAACATTTACCCAATCCTCTACAAAAGAACTTCCAACAAACTTAGATACTTGTTTAGAGTTAGTAGCATTTAAAACCAATGGTTTAATATTTTCTTTAAAGTATGCTATATTAGCATCTATTTTTCTTCCTGCTACTTTTGTACTATACTCTTGTTTAACATGTGATATTGTAAATACAAGTTGTTTTTTTTCTTCTAAAAAATCTTCCAAATCTGCTATACCTAAATGATCGCTTTTAAAAACTTTTCTATAATGTGTTTTCATAATTATTGTTTTATTAGTTTATCAAAAAATCCTTTGTTAGCTGCAGCAGCTATTAATTCAGAAATATTATTATTTGTAATACCTACATAATCTACAATAGTATTATCACTCTTTAAACTTACCTCTAAACCTAAATTAGTTTTGTTAATAGATAATGTAATTACTTCGCTTTTTTCTTTGTGTACTAGATCTCTTATATCCACATTTAACTCCTTACATATATTAATGATAATTTCTAAGTTTTTAGGAAACATCTTTTCTGAATCCAGGTTGGTTAGTGTTTGATTTCCACAACCAACTAAATCTGCTAATTTCTTTTTATCT